TGGTGCTCTTAAATCTGCAGCAAAACCTAAACCTAAAGTTACAACCTGGAGAGATCTGGAGTAAAGGAACGATATAACAATTATAAATATTACTTGTAAGAGTATAGTTTGACAAATGTCTTATAAGCACCTAGAAGATATTCAGAATATCTATGAAAATATTTCTGAGCCTATAGATAAGCAATTAGTTTCAGAAGCAAGTGCAATTTTAATTGATACTATGTTCTCTGAAGGGTATTCCGAAAATGCTATTGCTGAATATGCATTAAATGCAAATCCAGATGATATTGTAGAAAGGATTGCAGTTGCTGCAGAAAATTATATTTTCATAGAAGCATCTCAACTTAATGAAAGTGTTGATGGTGTAGAGTATGAAATATTAGAAGAAAATTCTCAACAAGTAGCAAACTTACAAGGATTAGTTGAAAAAGCATTAATAGGTAGAGCACTTGGTGCACTAGGAAAAGTTCTTAGACCTGCAGGTAGAGGAATAGCAACATCTGCAAAACGAGCTGGTAAACTTGCTAGTGAAGTAGGTGGTAATATTGCTAAAAAAGGTAGTGAAGTAGGTGGTAATATTGCTAAAAAAGGTAGTGAAGTAGGTGGTAATATTGCTAAAAAAGGTAAAGCATTAGTTTCTGGTGCTGGTACTGCATTAAAACCTGTAGGTGATGCTGTCAAGAAATATGGTCCTACAGCAGCAATTGCTGGTGGAGCAGGTCTTGTTGGTGTACCTCTAGCTATTGGTGCTGCTAAGGGTTTATATAAGGCAGGTAAAAGTGCTGTTAAAAACGTTAAAAAGTTTGTTAAGGGTGGTACAGATGCCTTTAAGAAACCAGAAGTTAAAAAAGATGATAGTCTTTCATTCAAAAATATGAAGGATAAAGGTCTTTTAGATAAAAATCTTTTAGATAAAAAACCAGAACCAAAAGTTGTACCAGGTAGTGAAAAGATAATACCTGCACGTCCAGCAAATCCTAGTGGTAAAGAGTTACCAAAAGCAAGAACAATTGGTCCTGATAAAGGACAGATTAATCCTAATTCTGCTAGAGGCAAGATGATTGCACAGAATAAGGAAAGATTTGGTAAGGATTCTGATGGAAAGGATAGGGTTGAGAAGTTAAGAGATAAAAATGCTGCTTTCCAAAAAGCCAAGAAGAAAGGAAGTGGATATAGTATGGATGATTTTGCAAAAGACTTTCCAAATTCTAACACAGCAAAGGAAAGAAACAAAAGAAATAGGGTTACTTCTGTAATGGATATGGAATCCTATGATGCTTTTGATATCGTTAGTAATTATTTGTTTGAATCAAATCAAGTAGATAATATGGATGAGGCACTATATGTAATGAGTGAAATGGATGCTACAACCATTCAAGGTATTGTAAATGAGCATCATCAAAAAGATGAAAATGGTAATACAGTCCCACACGAGTAGGTTTAGTGAAAACATATGCACAATTTAACGAGGATCTAAAATCCTGGTGGAACAAGGGTAAAACTCCTTGGGAAGATACTGCTAGTATGACTGACCTCGTTAAAGATGATGCTAAGAAGATTGGTAGAATTAAAAATAAAGCAACAGGTAAACTTACTAAGATTCCAAATCCAGTTTGGTCTTTTACTAAAGGATTAAAAACTGGTCCTACACCACTTACAAGACAAATGGTTGGTAGAACTGGTAAAGTTATTGGGAAAGTTGCAAAGATTGCATCTAAACTTCTTTAAACTTAAGGTTGAGTAACTGATTTTTTAATTAATACTTCTCCTTCTATTACTCGATCCAGTTTTCCATCTGGATCTTTTAGTATCATGTCATAAAAATATTTTCCTGGTTTTAATGTACTTGTTATTGTTGATCCTATAGATATTCTTGCACGTCCTAGTTCTGGTCCAGTAATACTGATTAGAAAATTTGCAGAAACCGTTGATGATGGATATTTTTTTATTTTTGCACATCCACTATAACCTGTTAGATTTAGAGAACTATTAGTATTTTCATCTTCAAATACAAAGGTTTGCTCAAAGTCGGTTCCTGTATGTATTACAAGGTTAGTGGTAAAGACTGCCATAATTGTTAAACTGTAATATTAGAAACATCCTGTAGATATACCTGGACGAACTAATGCAGTTCCTTCTACTGCAATAGTTTTTGTTCCGTTAGGTCTAAGAAGCATTATGTCATATACATGTCTTCCAGGTTTTATATAAGCACTAATAGTGTTTGCTATTGATACTGTAATTTTTCCAGTTGTAGCATCTCTAAAAGATACTGCTATACCAGTATATGTGGAACTATTAGGGGATTTCCTTAAATGTGATACTGCAGTAAATCCAGTTATATTAACTGGTAGTCCACTAGTTTTAACTAAATCCATATCTTCACTGAAGTCTTCTCCAGAGTTAATGGTTAGGTTTCTTACATATACGGACATTGATAGTATAACACTTTATTAGGTATTTATCAAGGACTTGACACTAGTCTCAAATGTGTGTAAAATCGCTTTGTAAGCGTTCGGGCAAATTTTAAGACTCTATAAGACTAATATATAATTTAGATATTATAAAGATAATGGGATGGAAACCACCAATGAGACCAAAGTGGTTGAAGGAGATTATGAAAATCCCTGGACCTATAAGGGTACAACTTTTACTACTGACGATATTGACGATAAGTTCGGTTTCGTCTACAGGATTACTAATCTTCAAACTGGTCAGCAATACATCGGACGTAAATACTTCTGGCAAAAGCGTAAACCTAGAGGTGGTAAGAGACGGGTTACGTCTGAGAGTGACTGGAAGCGATACTATGGAAGCTCTGACCAGCTTAATACAGATAGAAAGCTTCTTGGAAACACAGCGTTCAAAAGAGAGATCCTCTCCTTACACACCAGACTTGGAGATGTAAACTACGAGGAAACAAAACAGTTATTTCTCAATAATGTGTTACAAGAGTCTCTTGACAATGGAGAACCAGCGTATTACAATAGCAATATATTAGGACGCTATATGCGTAAAGATTATGGAAACTTTGGAAAAAACTCTGAGACGTAATTATGATTGGGCAATACATCGTATGGATGTATTATGTAAATTGGGAACATATGAAGATATTATGGAAGCAGATTCTATTCGTCAAGAGTTTAGAGAATGGTTGAATCCTAATTCTGAAGATCATAATATTCTTTCTCTTGAATATATTGGAGAAGGAAGTGAGTTTGATAAATAAAAATTACTTGGAGAAAAATTATGTCTTGTAAGAAATTTAGTTTTAATAATATTGCTAACGTAATTAGCATTGTGTCAGGAGTATCACTTGCTGGTATTATTGGTGCTGGTACATTTGTTTATGTAAATAAGGATGCTATTATCGATAATGTAAAGCAACAAGCAATTGAAGCAGTAATGGGATCAATGGGTGGCGGTCTTGGTGGATCACTTCCTACTGGTGCTAATGATCTTCCTGCTCCTGATAATTCAGCATCTATTCCATCTTCTGGTATACCAAATTTCTAAATAGAATGAGTTACTCTCATTCTTATGCCTGAAGAAATAAAGGAAGAAGTAGTCGAAGAAATTAAAGAAGAAAAGAAAGGTTTCTTTGGTAAAGCAAAAGCTGCTATTCTTCCTGATGCTGATGAACAAGCAGCAATCATCTCTACAATGGTCAGAATTACTGTTCTTGCCTGGAGTGGTGGAATATTGACATTAAATTATGTTGCCATTCCAGGTGTACCACAGCAGAAAATTGACCCAACATTCATAGCTTCAGTTTTTACAGGAGTTTTAGCTAGCTTTGGAATTCAGACCGCATCTAAGAAAGGTGATGGTACTATGAAGATGAATGGTAATGGAAACGGGAATGGAAACGGTGGTGCTCCTCCTGTTACTGCAAAGGATATAGAAGCAATTATTGCTAAGTCTGCTACAAATGCTCCTACTCAAACAATTAGAATAGAGCAAGCACCTATTAAGATTACTACAGATAACGATTCAACAGAAACGTTTAAAATGTAATCATTCTGACAAAAATAAGTTTTTGTGATAGAATAGTTTATAGATAATTTTAGCATTGTATTTTTTGATAAAATGCCAGTATATAGAGACTATGAGATACGTATCAACCTTAATGAATTAATTGAGAAACGTATCCCTTGTTGCGATCTATTACATCCTGATCATTGCTTCTCAGCAGATCAGATATCACAGATTGCACACGATATTAATATGGATTTAGATCTACACCCAGTTTATCACCAGATAGATGAGCATATTATGAGATATGTAAAAGCTGCTGGTATTGATAATACTGAACATTGGGTAGAGCCACGTCTTCCAGATTTGGAGGAATAATAATGCCTGTTGATAATTTTGCAAAGCAATTAAAAGAAGGGACTAAAAAATCTCATTCAGCAGCAGAAAACACTGCTTTCGTAAAATCCTTTTTAAAGGGTGTTGTGAATAAAGAAAGTTATAGGGGATTAATTAGTGATTTCTATTTTGTATATACTGCTTTAGAGGAAGAAGTTAGTAAACTACATGATCATCCAGTAGTTGGATGTTTAGATCTTCCAGATCTTAGAAGAAAACTGGCATTGGAAATGGATGTTAGATATTATTATGGACCTATTTGGAGATCTCTCATTAAACCGTCAGAAGCGTGTGAGAGATATGTAAACCGTATTCGTGAGGTAGCAAAAAATGAACCAGAACTTTTGGTTGGTCACCATTACAC